ATCAATATCAATGGCTCGCACGCATCCGGTCTTGTCTGGATTATGATCCGATTTTCTGGCAGCATGACGAGCATCACCAATCCACCCATCACTGGTAGTGCGCCTATCTGGATACCAGGTAGTAACGGCATCTCTAAGCTCCATTCCTGCTGCACATAGCCATGGTTTCATTAACTTATGTTCCATTTATTCTTAAAATAATTGACCATAGCAACTCTATCTGCACTAGATAAAAGAGATTTATAAATAACTATTTCGGCAATCTGTCCTTCAAGCGCTCTATAATTACCACTATTGTCAATTCTGCCTATGCTCAAAGTTCCTTGTGGATTGCTAGATGATGGAGCGCTCCAGCCTTGACCTGTTAAAGCAGTTGCTGGACTATTAGGAAAAGGATCATTAGTGTTGTATTGATTATATTTATTGGCTGTAGTTGCATTGTTTGGATCTATTAATCCTGTAGATATATCCCAACTGTTATAAGTTGATCCTTGTAAATAATTGGTTGCTGTTATTGTAGATGGATAAGTTTGACCACTTAAAGTAACTCCAGTATTGATACTAGGATATTGAGTGTCGTAATCAGTGCCACCAGAACTCTGCACTTGGTTGTACAAATCAAATCCAGGATAGCCGTCAGTAATTGAAGAAAATACATATTTTGTTGTATTGAGTAATGTTCCATCAAATGCAGTACCACTAATTGTTTTTGTCCATTTGTATACTATAAATACTGTGCATTTAGTTCCATCGTGCAGATAAGTCCAGTTGCTAGTTGAGCCCACAGCAGCAAGTCCATCATTTGTGCCATCAAAAACTAAAGTAGATTTACTGTTTTGAGTTCCACTTCTAGATGGTGCCATTGATGTCCCAGCAGGTTCAAAAAAATAACCATTAGGACTTTTATCGGTCCACCTTGAAACAACGGTTCCGGACGAATAAGTAAACACTGAAGGATCTGCAGCATCTAGCCATAAGTCGTATCCATTAAGGGGAGCAGTCATCGTGCTAGCAGACTGTTTGGCAAAGCCAAATCCTCTAGCTGATGCTGAAGCCGCTGTTGTAATTAAAGGCATTATTTCCTAACTAGGCAAAACGAGTTATAGAAGCAAGAACTGTAAATGTAGCAGATGCAGTTTTAATAATTGTGTACACATAAGCATCAATACCATTTGCATTACCGGCACCTGGTGCTGAAGCACCTTGCCATTTAGGAGTTACTGAAGTGCCATCAATAGTAAACGCTGAAGCATAATAAGCAGTTGCACCCTGTGTGGCCAAAAATGCAACAGTAATTGAATCTCCTGTAGTAAGAGCTGAATTAAGAGTTGTGCTTGAATTACCACGAACATTTATAGTCCAGTTTGCTGATGCATTAGTTGTATAGTAAAGAACGCTTTGAGTTAAAGAATCATAATTTATTGTTCCGGTTGCGGCAGTCGCTGATATTGTTGTTCTTTCTTCTGGAGATACTAAGATTTTATTTGAAAGAACTTCAGGCACGCTTATACCAACCCAAGAAGCACCATCGTAATACTCAGTTGAGTTTGTGTCAGTTAAATAACTATACATTCCCTCAGCTAGAACTCCACTTAAAGCAGATGTTCTTGCAGCTGATGAAGCAAAAACCATTATACTTTGTTGCATCAAGTAAGTATTAACTTGTGAACTGGTTAAAACATCTCCAGTTGCAAATAACTTATATCCTGCTCCAGCCATTATATCTCCTTAATAAGATAATACGTTTTGTCCTAAGACACCGTAATCTACGTTGCCTATTATAAACCCATCTATGATCGGTTCGAGCGTTGTAAACACTGTTTTCCAACTATTCGGAGTAATGCTCATACCTACCCCAAAAATCTGTAAAGTCTTGTCTAGCGTAGATCCACCTGGTTGTGTGGTAATCACAGTAATCGGATCAAAAAAGTCTAGGCTTAGGGCTGCAATTATGCCTGTGTTGTAGTCAGGGGTATATAGGTCTAATTCAACGGCATCACATCGGATGCTGGTTTCAGCTCTAGCAGCTACATAAGCCTGGGCATAATCCAAGGCTACGGCATCGGTCTGCATTAATAAGTTATTTAAGAAGTAAGAATGAATAAAGTATTTATCAATAGAAGCTGAATTGGTTGCCACCATCGGACTACCCCCAGTCCTAGTTACAGTGGCTGAATTAAAGACCAGCGTATCGTCTAACTTCCATACGGCATTAGCATATTTAATACCTGTGCCGTTATCTGCAAAGAGTGTAGGTGTGCCACTTATTGATAAAGTAGTTACGGATCTATCTTGAAATACAAAAGATCCAGAAGCGTCAACATATATTGCTCCGTACTCACTGTCGGCTACAGTTTGTAACGCGGCTAGAGAAGTCCTTGTAGTACCAGGATCAGCCTGCATTGTAGTTAATCCTGCGTCAATATCGCGCATAGATGATGGCCATGAGATCTGATCTAAAATCTGGTTAATTCTTGTGCCTGAGAGATTGCCAGCAGTAGCACCAGTAACTGTTGAAACCTGTGCATTCTGTGCCAACCTATAAGCATCTACAGCTTGTATGGTTGTGTAGGCAACTTCTGTAGCGTCTTTAGGTTGAGTGTTTACATAAGAAGTAATAAAGCCTGAAAAAATTGGATATGTTACTCCTGAGTAGGTTGCAGTTATTGAGACCTTACGCATCGGAGTTAGTAATTCATAATATGGACTTGATGGATTCTGTGGATTAAAGTCGCCATTCTGATCTACTATTCGTAAACTCATTGTGCCAGTCTGGAATTGATCTGATATGGCAGTACGGCCTCTATTGGTTTGCACCATGTTAACTTGGTCAGATACATCCACAATTACAGCTGTAGAATCTGCCAATACATTTGTACCTAAAATGCCAGTATCTAAAATCATGGCCTGAGCAAATGCAGGACCAGTACTAAAGTTTATTATTGCATTAATTACAGGTACAGCCATTAGAAGCCTTGTCCAGCAGGTACTGTACTAAATCCATTCTTAGTAGCGATTTGTATTGTTTCAGCAATAGCTTGGCTTAATCGATCTCCACCGGATGCGGTATCTACAGTAATTACTATTTCTTGTGGCTGACTTGATCTACTACCTGGTGTAAAACCTAATGCTAGACCTAATCCCATAGCCTCTGCACTTGTGCCAAAGTTAGGATTGTTTATTGAAGTGTTGGCTAGATTACTGACATTAGGGAATCCGCCAGTACCGGTAATTGCACTTCCGCTCATTTGGCTAGGGCTTACGCCTAGACCAAGTAACACCTTTTGTCCTGCAGTTAAAATCATGGCAGCAGCAGTGTTCATGGCTGTAGATAGTTGATCTACGGCTTTAACACCATTCATCTCAGCTAGTAACTTCTTAGCCAAAGCCTCATTGTTATCTAAGATGGCTAGTTGCGCTTTTAGCCGTAATTTAGTCTCTTCATCGGTAGCAGCGTTAAGGGCTACTGTTAAACCAATACGCTCTAGATCAAACTTGTCTTTTAATTTATCTACTTCACTTCTTTTATTTAGAAGTGCTAATTCAGCAGCTCTAGCAGCATTGGCTTTTTTAATTGCATCTAATTCTTTTTTACGCAATACAAACATATCATTAGACGTTTGTCCACCTTGATAAGTTCTATTAGCCCGGCCGGTGTTAGGTCTTTCAGATGCTCCATATTTTGCCAATAATGCGAACAGTGGGTTGCTTACAGCAAATAATGTATCAGTGCTAACTTTATCTAAGCCAGTAAATCTATCAGTTTTTGCTAATAAAGCAGCCATACCATAAGTAGCATCTGCAACTTTCTTTGCAAAATATTCCATATCATCGGCTGCATTTTGTATTGAATTGTCTTTGGATAACAAAGCCAGAGAATCAAGAAGGCCTTTACCAATAGTTTCAGTAGCGCGAGATGCTGCTCCTTCTAACAAATCCATTTTGCCAGCATAAGTATTTAGTTTTGCTGCTGCTTGTCCAGAGTATGCAGCACCTATTTCTTTTAATGCAACAGCCATATTACCGGCAGTTAAAGCAGTCTTAGATAAATTAACCCCTAATGCTCTAAGGGCTTTAGTCTGCCCTCGATAACCAGCAGCTATAGCCTCGCTAACTGATTCTAAACTCATACCAGTAGCAGCACTAGTGTCTAAAGCAACTTGTAATGCTTTCTGACTTTCAGTAACTAATCCTGTAGTAGTTAATAATGTTTGAAATGCAGGTCGTAAATGATCGTCTAATACGCCAGTGCTTTTTTCTAATTTGGCTATGTAGTCTTCAATACCATTAGTAGCAAATCCATAACCTAAGTTTTTTAATTGTGTAGCTAAAGCCTTAGCAGCAGCCTCATCAGCCATAAATGCTTTAACAGCGTTCTTGCTAAATTGCAATAGTTTTTGAGCACCAAATACTCCAAGAAAAGTTTTACCTAATGTTTTAAGAGTTTTGTCAAATGCACTAATTTCTTTCTTGCCTTTAGCAAGTCCCTTGCCATTGTATTCAGATAGAATCGAAAAAATTAAATTAGCCACTATGCTGCCCTTCTAATTTCTGTGCGCTTAACAAACTTAGCAGCTGTACTATCTAATGCTTTTAATATATGAGACATGGCTTTACCTTGTTCTTCGGCAGCCGCTCTGTATATTAATCTTCCCTTTTGCTTGTAACCTTTATTGTTACCTACCATGCCCTGTGGTCTAGCATTAACTAATGGACCTGCCGCTGCAATAAACTGTGCGCCTGCTCTAGGGTTATTAGAATGAGATATGTTTTTATCTGTCTCGCTAACATCTCTACCGATCCAAGGTGCGCCACCAGGACCTGACTTACGACCAGCAGTTTCATAAATAGCACCGGGTGCGCTGTTATTAGATACATAGTTACTAGCGGCCCAGCCGCTTTTATTACGTTTATTTCTACCAGCACTGTATTTAATGCCTTCTATAACCTGTGCCTGATTATATTTAGGAAAGGTACGATACTTCATAGGCCCGACAATTCCAGCAGCTTTAGTCCAGCCAGATAACACGTTAGCATCTGCCGGAGCGTAACCCCTGGCTTTGTCTCTAATAGGCAACATGGCTACTCTAATTTGTAACTGAACGTCTTTTAATAAATCTTTATCTACTTCGCCAAGGGCTTTTTTCATTTCTTTAATGCCTGTTACGTTTACTGGCATTTTTAATCTCCTTAGCTCTATCTTGTAAGACTTGGACTATCGCCCTTAGCATCTCTGAATCCATATCAATAAAAGACTGTGGCGCGATCCCTGTTTCTACCGACAGACTGGCTATCGCATAGGTTATAGAATCACGCTGTACTATTTTTTTTCTTCGTCTAATACCTCGACAGTTTCTAGGCTGTCTATAAACTCAATACCAAATATAGGTACAGTTACATTAGCCCTACGCAAACACTCATGCGCTAAGAAGTAAATCTCAGTCTGCCGTTCGTGATCGCGTAGGACTTTGCTAATTCCTGCGCCATACTTTAATTCGAAAGCGTACTCGACACCCGGAGTAATCTTATGTTCAGATACTTCTCCGTTAGCCCTTGTTATCTTTAGCTTTGCCATTAGTTCTCCTTATGCTACCGCTACAGTAATTACGCTGTTGCAGGTAAATGTAATCGATTGGCTTGATATATCAGCAGGACTTCCATTTATGTTTTGTAAATTATTTACCAAAACAGTGGTTGAATATGAAGGATTGCTTGCAGATACTGCTGAAGTTGTTTGCTTGATTACCACAGGTACAGTTGTACCGTAAGCAGCACGCAAAGTAGGAATAACAGTTGTAGCAGCATTATCATTTAGGAAGTCTAAAGTGATGGTGCTTGCTTCTAATCCCTTAGCAAACTTATGTGCAGTATCGCCCATAGCGGTTACTTCTAGTTCATCAAATGACTGATTAACAGTTACAGCTGTTACATACGCTGATAGATCAACGCTGTTAAATGTTACTGATACGCCATTGTTTAAGAAAATTGCCATTGTTACTCCTTGTCTTTCTCTTTAGTAGTTGCAGGTTTTGGTGTTTCTTCGATCTGGCCTATCTTTTTTAAGAAGGCTAAATCTTCAGGTGTTAGGCTCATTTTAACTCCAGCTCGTTAGAATTGATACAGTGATCTGTGCCGTTAATAAATCTCCACTTGCCACACTAGCGATAGCTGGAGCGGAGACACTTGATATGTTTAGCACCAAAGATGATGCGTTTAACTTAGTTACTACAGCTACAATAAAACTTTCGATACCGGCAAGGTTGCCTTGGTTATCTAAAGCTGGTGCTGCTATTAAGATGTTAAAGTTGGCTAAAGGTGCAATAGATGTTATGTCGTTATTAGACGGAACTAAATATGGATCACCAGGCAAAATTGATACACTGTTTGCAAGGAGCGTAGGGCTTGGAAAAGCAAAGGTTGACCACACGCCAGGGTTAACTAGATCTTGCGCTAGTGTGCTTCTAAGGGTGGTTATTGCGGCTGGCATTAGCCGACCAGTGAGTTAGGACTTGAATACGGCTGGATGAGACCACGCACTCTGTTAATCAGCTGATAGCCCATCCGATAAGGGCTGGCAGTGATCCCATCCATACCTACCCCACCAGTCTGGCTAACCTGACGGCTTTGCCATATGTCAACAGCCACGATCATGGCAGCTTCTCTGATGGCAGGGGTCTCAGTGTAAGCCTGTGCTTTGTGCTCTGGGCCAAGGGCTCGGCCGTATGGTTTAACAAAATGAAATGGGTCGTTTGCAGCTGTCTTTGCGTATTGAATAATGCTGTAGCCGTTAGGGTTTGAACTAAATGCGTATGTGCTCCAAAATGCTGTACCAATAGATGCTGGCACTGTTGTACCTGGGAATGATCCGGTTAATGTGTATGTGCCATTATATGTCGCACCAGAATTACTAATCGTTACAGATTGACCAGTTACAAATATGCCTGGGTTGGCTAACACTACTGTAGCTACATTGTTGTTAATTGATGTGCCCACTACTGGGGCATCGTTATGCCAAAGATAACTAGAAATTAAATCTTCTGCCGATTGACAGCACTCTTCTACGATTGAATCAGAATACAAAGTGCCAATACCCAAATTTGAACGTAATTCTTCTTGGGTAACCATTACAGCGGCCATGTGATCCTCTCTAGAAAAGCTCCCTAGGGCTAGGGCTACTAAACCCTAGGGATTATTAAAGTATTGCTATTACTACGCTGTCATGTTGTAGCGTTGTAAACCACCGCTTACAAGAGTTTTTGTTGCCAAGTAGCCGTACAGCATAAGTTCAATTTCGCCTGATGTTGGTACGTTAGTTGAAAGTCTTAAAACTGGACTCTCGTAAATTGCGATTGCTGATGGCACGATAATAAATGCTGAATCATCAATAGTTGTAGATACCATGTTGGCATCAACATATAGATCTAATCCAAGCACATTACCACGAATTGATGTTGGTGATGATGTACCGCCAGCATTCATTGGGTTTTGTGCTGTGAAAATTGGACGATCAGTTGTATCTTTTGCACCGATCAATAGAGACCATTGTGAAGTACCAGCAACATATGCACTTGCTAGTTCACCGGTTGCTGAGTATGCAGCTGGGCCAGCTTGTGCAATAAATGCTTGGATTCCAAGGTAGGTAGTGGCTTGTGATGTCGCTAAAGTGCCCCCAGCTGTGATTTCAGCAATAACTGCTGCATCGGTTGCCTTGTTGTACGCACGTGTCATGTTGTCAAGCATTGCTTGGAAGAATGCAGGATTATCAGATGAACGCTCTAACAATTCTACTGAGTAGCGTTGCAATCCAGCGTATTTCTTAACAGTTGCATTTACGTATG